GTGAAGAAGTTGTTACGTAAACCAGCGTTTGGACAACCGCAACAAGCTTGCGCACTACTGCGCAAAAATCGACTCTTGTTCTTCATACAAAGAGCGATAGGCAGAAAAATCTCGCGACACAGAGTATAGCGAGTCTATCATAGGTCTGGTACTTTTTCCACCCAAATGGTACCGATAGGAGACAGCTTCCGAAAGAGCCTCATTCATCATCGCGTCATCGTAATTAGCGAGGATGTCATACAAGGATTGGTGACTATCTTTAAATTGCGCCTCTTCAAGTGTGAACGACGCGCCCAATTTTTCTGTGCGTTTGACGGGATCAGACATAAACGAAATTTTTCCCGCTTTCTTGACTATGAAAGCAGAGCAGAAAAATCCATACTCCGACTGCGTAGTTTTTGCATCGAGATTATAAATCGATGCCATCTTCTCAGACACGTCAGAAGCATGAATACGATAAGTCAGAGCGATAACAGAATCGTCACCTATGAACATCGCATAAAGAAACTCGCCAAACTCGTACGCATCTGCGACCGCGATCATGTTGACAATGGTGTTACCCAACGCAGTGGTTGCATCGCCGGACTTTCTTTGCAACTCAATCAGGATTTTAATACCTGCTTGAATAGAAGTCGCCTCAGTGGAAACATGTCCATCAATCCACATACTGAGAAGATCATCATCCATGCCCAGCATTCTGTAAACGTACCACTCCATGCGCAAGGCGACCCAGCCTTGGGACTTGTCAAACTTCCCAAAGTCATTCTCCACGTAGTTCACGTAACGACCATCAGAGAAATCCCACTTGCGAATAAACTTCTCAATCGCAGGCCTATCCTTCATCATGTGAACGAGCACATTTGGCTTCAACAGCTTGAGGAACCGGTCACGCAAAGCTATGAAAATAGGGCTCATGACAGCGTTCACAGCCTTCCGATGAGCAAGAATAGTCTGTGTGGCAGCATACTGGCCAGCCGCTTCCATCTCCGTCTTTGGTTTCGGCTGCGCTTTCAGAGAAAGCTCATACTTTGCATATGCCTGCAAGAAAGGGCCAAAAACACCTTCGCGCAACTTGCCGATGACTTTAGAGTCGAGTTTTCCCACCCAGTAATCGACGGTATCCTTCGCCGGCACTACAAAGCTCTTAGCATAGCTGGCAAGCATTGCATCGGCTTTGCCATGAAAGAAACACTTCTTCATCTTCGCAAATGCTTTAGCGGCCCGTTTGCTGAAATCAATGTGTGTGCCAAGCAATGGGACTTGGCAATTGCGTTTCGCCAGGCCGATGAGAGTCTCTTTAGTCGACTGAGGCCTCTTGGCGGAAACACCCGTGCGCAATTTAGCCTTATACTGTTTCAAAGGTTTCAGCGGCGCGACTTTATTCGGAGAGACTTTCAACTGAGTCGCCTCGATGTTAAGATCCAACTCATCATAATGAACCATCGAAGTGTGCGCAGTCCTGTCTACAACGGACAAAC